GAAACATTTACTATCAGTTCTAAGGAAGAACCTATTTTGATAGTCTTTCAAGGAACTGCCGGATGTGGAAAGTCTTCATTAATGAATGGAGTCGTATCTTATCTGAGTAGTAAATATTGTAATAAATCAGTATATGTACATACTGTTCCAAGTTCCGAAAGTTCGAAAGATTTTTACGATGATTATATGAATCAAGAAGTATTTGTTATGGATGACGTAGGTCAACAAGGAAATTCGCAATGGAGACAAATGATTAATTTTGTTTCCCCTGTAAAATATCCTTTGGATTGTGCAGCAGCAGAAAAGAAGAATACAAAATTTTTCAATTCTAAAGTTATACTGTGCACAACAAATCAACTTAAAGATCTTAGATTCACAACGACAGATGGTATAGCGTGTCCCGAAGCACTTTATAGAAGAGTTCATTTAGTTAAACTAACAAAAGCCGGAGAAGGATATCAAAACCAGCTCATAGAATATGAAAAGTACGATTTTATGGAATCACATTCATGGATCAAAGATTTTATATCTCCTTATGAGGCATGTAAGAATGCAGTTCCCAAAGAACTACATGCTGCATCGTTGAAAGACGGAGTAGCCTGGGTGGTGAAACTGATCACCAAACTTCAAAACATTCAAAAAGATATTTCTGAGGAAGTTTCTTTGAATGACGATGTCATGAAAGAGATTCATGATGAAATCGTAAATGAAGAGATATATCATGATGCCGAAAGTCTTGACACTGAAAGCTTAAACGCTTTTGAGAGTGAGATACCTTATTGGAGATCTTTTTCCGTAGATGGAGTTCAAATTCTTAAAGAGTACGTATCAGGATTCGTTAAATGTTGTACCAATATGATGGTAGGAGAAGGCATAATGTCTACTCTCAACAATGTAATGAATTCGATTCAGGAGAACCCGAAGATAGCAATATTGTCGGGTTTGGTTACCACAGCTTTCGCTTCCTTAGGATATTATTTTTTAAAATGTATATTCACTGGAGGAGAAGATCAATCAAATATAGAGCAATCTATACAAGATTGGAAAAAGGTTTCTTTAATTAGAAATAATCTTCCATGGATGGCTGAATCAGGAGATGAATCAGTTTTTCTAAGCACGTTACAATCTTTCTTCAAGTTTGTTGAAGTTCGATCTATATTGAATGGAAAAGAAGTAGTTGAAATGTGTCAGGCTATAGTAAGTGGAGACAGAATTATTTTACCAGATCACGTTGTAGGTGATAATCCTACTATTTCAGTTTACAAGAATTGGGACGCTCGTCTCAAGAATAGTATGGAATTGGAACAAGTCAGATTGACGGTTCTTAAAGTCTTTAACGAATTAGATATATGTGTCTGTAAATTCGAGAAATTAGCAATGCCACTTTACAAAAAAGCTAAAGCTGTCTTTAATTACACGGCAATAGCAAGTGGACGTACAATGCGTTTTATGAATTGTTTTCATAACATTCCACTAGAAACCATAGGAAACTATAGAGCAAATGTGCAAGAAATGAGAGTTAGAAGTCTTAAAGGCTTAAAAATCTTTGAGGCTAACACCGGAATAGAATATGGAATTTCCTACAATGGTTTATGTGGATCAGCATTGGTCTCAGAATCTCAAGGTGTTATGGGCTTTCATGTAGCCGGAAACGGTACAGATGGATTCGCAGTAATGATGTCTATGTCTCAAAGAAATGAACTTAAAGCGTTAATGTTAGATGGATTAGAATCAAAATTCAATCTTCACGAACACACATACCCAGATTTTTCTGGAGCGAGAATGCATTATGAGGATGGTCAGGTTAAAACTAATAAAGTTATGCCTGAAACGAGACTTAGTCCCACTCAGCTTAATTTTAGAATCAATACTGAGATTGGAGAATTAATGAAAATTCACGAAGTAGCTCCTAAGTTTCCTCCTGATTATCATAAATATGGTAATACGCGTCAAACTATGGTAGAAATATCGAGAAAAGCGTTTGAGCCTATGGGCAAAATAAACGAAGAAGAGTTACAGTATGCGAAAGCAGTTTTACATTCTTTCATTGAGCCTTTTGGAGATATTTCTTTAGAAGAAGCGGTTTTCGGTAACGAAGATTTGAATTCCATTAAGATGGATACCGCCAATGGTTATGGATGGAAACTACCTAAAACTGAGCTTTTTGATAAGGATGAAAAAACTATTAGCGCAACGTTCATGCACGTTTATAGAGAATTTAATAAGCAGTGCATCACAGGCGATGTAGACTTCAAACACTATATAGCCAAAGATACTTTCAAAGATGAACTAAGACCTAAAGGAAAAGACCCGAGAGTGTTCAGAATTCTTCCTGTGCAACATATGTTGTGTATGAAAGAATGTCTTGGAAATTTGATGATTCACATTAAGAAAAATGTGGAAGAGAATGGAATAGCAATTGGAATGAATCCTTATAAGGATTGGGATGATCTTTACAAAAAACTTAAGAGTATGAGTATTTGTAGTGATCTCGACTTCGAAAAGTGGGACAAAAAGCTACATGCTTTAGTTCAAGAGGCAGTTAATGATGTAGTGTTAGAAAAGTACACAGGAAACAAAAGACCTATGTTAGAGTTTTTACTTAAATCAGTGGTTCGAGGCTTAGTATTAGTTGGAGATGAAGTTTTATCAACAACTCATTCAATGCCATCAGGCTCGTGGGTTACTACGTTGTTCAACTCATTTGTCAATAAAATGATTTCAGCTATGGCTTTTTATAGAGCATATTTGAAAAAATATGGTAAACCACCAACAGTTGAAGAGTTCAAAGAGCTTTTGGACTACGTGATGGGCGATGACAAGCTTATGGGAGCGCCAGCAAAATTTGCAGACGTTTTTAATGCTTTAACAGTTCAAGACGTAGCCCTTGATTTGGGAATGACGTGTACAGATGGATTAAAGAGAGCTATAACAAGGCCAGGTACTCCTTTGGAAGAAATAACTTTTCTTAAAAGAAATTTCACATTTCATCCTGTTTTAGGAAGATATGTAGGACCTCTGGCTTTAGCCACCCTGATAAATACAGTACAATGGTACGATTCGAGTAAAGACTACGACGTAGTTATGAACGGTAAAATGACAGCAGTACAGATTGAAGCATACTTGCACAGTCCTAAACTGCGAGACACATTCTATTCTATAGGAGTGTCTGCGTTGCCAGGAACAATGAGAATATCAGATAATGATATTACCAGAATCATGACGACGGACGACGGATATGCGTTAGTACAACGCATGCTGGGGAAGGATTTCCTAAACTAAGTACATTTGTATACGAGGTTATAAGACATTATGGTAATCGTGTCGCCAAGTAGTATACATCTTATTCCAATATTACCTATTTCTGTTTAATGATAGCAGAATGTAACTTTATATCATTGCAACAATTGAAAATATAGATAATAATTTTATATCAAAGTCAAAACAAGATTTTGACATTCAACAACAACAATTAACAACCACTGTAGCTTCTATTCACACTAGAGAAATACAAGATATCACAGGAATAGCCAATCAGCTTTATACGAGAGTAGATGTTGATGAGGCTTTTAGAGTTGACGCTAAACCGTTTATAGAACGACCTTTTTACGTAGAAAACGTAGTTTGGGCCGATTCGGCTGAAAGGTATTCTATGTTACCTTTAGCTTATACTCTATTGCCTGGAGATATTATTAGATCAAATCCATCACTTTTATCAGCTATGAAAATAGCTTCATATTATAGAGCAGATTTAGTTTTGAATATTAGTGTAGCAGGAACAATAACTCATTCGGGTTGCGTCATTGCAGCCATCTTGCCACCTACTCCAGCCCCTTTTAACAGTAATAGTCATAGAGATTTAATAAACACATGTCTGTCTGGTCCTCATGCTTATTTATATGCAAATGAAGCCACATCAGTCAATTTAACAGTACCTTGGTATTGTAATTCCGACATGGCCACATTGGACATGGAGTTAGCTTCACCAACGTATAAACCGTCAGTAGACATTACACCTATTAACGGTAATATTGCAACATTGGTTCTTAGGGTTTTAAATCCATAAAGACCTAGTCAAGTTTCCTCAACATATGTAAGTTAATTCGTAGAAGCATGTTTTAAACATC